GTATAAGAGACAGCAGTAGTAGTAGTAAGGAAAAAGAAATAGACCAAAGAAAAGATGAAAGAAAAAGATTATTTTTTGAAAATAATAAAGACTATGGAAATTTAAATAATAATTATTTAATTTATAAAATTAAAAATAAAGATTTGCAAAAAATATTTTCAAATTGTGAAAAGGATGAAATAAAAAAAGATATTTTGGAAAAATTAAAATATTTAACTAATAAAGTTGCATATAAATTATTTCATAAAATACAACCATTGATTTTATATTATAATGAATTAGGTTGTATTTATATTATTTTGGATATGGATACAAATAAAAATGGAAAGGATGAATACAAAATAATAAGTAGAATAGCAAGTATATATATATTAATGATTAATAAATATATAGGAGATTATTTTGAGGAAAATGAGATAGAGAATATAGAAATAACAAAAAAATCATTTAATAATAAAAAGAATTTAATAAATTATTTAATATTAAAACAAAAGGATTGTAAGAATAACATATTACAAAAGTGTAGAATATATAAAGATGATTGGTTATATGGATATTTTTTGATAAAGACTGATTATTCAGAAACAATATTAAATTCAAGTATAAATGATATGCAGAATATAAATTTAAATTCAAAAAACAAGATAGTATATTATAAAAATATAATAACTGAAATTATTTTCTAAAATTATCATAATATGAATAGAAATATGGTTAATATTATGATAAATTTAAATTCAGAATTGACAACGAATAACGAGATGCGAATTATAACAGATTTTGTAAATACATTAAATGAAACAAGAATATCAATTAGAAGAATACAAGAAAGAAGAAGAAGAAGTTTTAATGAAATAGCAAATATAATAAGAATGATTAGCATAGAAAGATTAAATAATACAATAAATGAAGAAGATTTAGAAGATGTAAAAGTAGTATTAAGCGAAGATGATTTTCAAAGGATATCATCAATACAAAATTTAAAAGACGACATAAAATGTAGTATTTGTTTAGAGAATATAGAAAAGAATGAAGAAATAAAAGATATAACGTGCAAACACGAATTTCATATAGAATGTTTAAAAATATGGTTATGTAATCAAAGTGTAAAATGTCCTATTTGCAGATATGACATTCGTGAATTATTGTAATTTAAAATAAAGGAAATAAAATAATGTTAATAAGTAATGTAGAATTTTTAAAAAATATTATAAAATCAAGAAAAATAAAATTAACATATAAACCGCAAAAATTGAATGGTGAGAATTATTTTTTTAATCCGAATTTGATAATAAAATTATATAATATAATTATTGTTGAAATAAATGAAAAATATCTTTTATTAGAATTTGATAAAAATGACTTACAACAATTAAAAGTAAAGAATATAAATAAAGAATTAAAAGAATTTATACAAACACAAATTGAAACAGACAATCATATATTTTACGATATGTTTGTAGAAACAAAAAATAACAAAGTAAGAATAAGATGTCAAACACCACAAATAAATGGTATATATAATTTTGATTATATTCGTAATAATACAAAACAACCATATAAAGACATATATATACATTCAAAAATAAAAAAGTGTGAAATAATTATAAAAAATATATGGATACAAGATTTTAAAATAGGATTCAATTTAATGTTTAAACAGATAGAACAATAAAAAATGAAAATTAAAAAAATTTAAAAATAATAATAATATATCAATGAACAAGATATAACAATATAACAATGAATATTAATACTGACAAGTATGAGCAACACATAAATTTACTGATAAAAAGAGCAAAAAATTCAGCAGTAACATTTAAACATGCAGCGTGTATATTTAAAGGAAATAAAATTTTTGCATCTGGTGTAAATAAATATTTCAAAATACAAATAAAAAATAACAATGGCGAAATAGAAAAACATCATTTGTGTATTCATGCAGAGATTGATTGTATATCAGGTTATAAAAATGTAAAGGGATGTGATATAATGATTATAAGGGTTGGAAAAAACGACCAATTGATGAATTCAAGACCTTGTAATGATTGTATAGAAAAAATGATGAAAAAAGGTATAGTAAAAGTATATTATTCATTTGATGAAAAAAATATATTTGTTGAAAATATTGAAGAAATGGAATTTAAACATTTTAGTGCAGGGTCAAGATTTAGACAAAGACGTTTAGAAACTTTAAATTAAATAAAAAAAAATGAAATTTTTTTATTTAATATTTTATTTAATTAACAAAATGGAAGAAGTAAAAAAACGTGGTCGTCCTAAAAAACAACCTTCAACAAATGGGGAAGGTGAGGCGGACAAGCAAGTTAAAAAACGCGGTCGTAAAGCAGCTATTAAATATTTTAGTTCTGATATTAGAAAACAGATTCCATTAACAACTACTATAACAGATAACAATGAATATATATTACATATTGATGTAATGGATAATACAAGTGAAATAGAAGAAAAAAAAGTAAAATTAGAACCGATGAATAAAATCAATGAAATTAATTCTTTTAGTTTAATAAAAAATTCAAAAATTGAAGAAAAAAATGAAAGAAATACAAATTTTTTTAAAATGTATGAATCATTAGTGGATGCCCAAGATTATGTTTTACATACAGATATTTATTGTTGGTGGTGTTGTCATATGTTTAAAACAATTCCATTAGGCTATCCTATTCAATTAACATCTAGAATGAAATTTAAAACACGTGGTGTATTTTGTTCATTGGAATGTATGAAGACATATTTAAATGACAATAAAAAATACGAAGGGTATATAGATTTATTTAAATATATGTGTAAAAAATTAAGTGGTAAAACATACAATGATATTACACAAGCACCACCACGTCAAGTTTTAAAAATTTTCGGTGGTGATTTAGATATTACAGAATTTAGAAATACTACAAAAATTTTTAAAATGGTTGAATATCCATTAACTGTTGTAAGAGATTATGTTGAAGAAATCGATATAAACAATATTAAAAATATGAATAGTTCATTGGTATTTTCTTCTAATTTACAACAACAACCTAAAAAAATAGATATTGAAAGTTTTCTAAGTTAAAAAAAAATGAATTTAAAAATAATTTTTTAAAAAATAAACAAGACAGTATCAAACAAATTATTACACAATGACTCAACTCAACAAAATCAAAGAATATATCAAGGATAAGAGTGATGAAGAACTTTTCAAGGATTTGAATGTGTATGTAAAGACTGATGATGATTTGATTTTAGTTAATAGTAAAAACAAAAAATTCAAATATTATAATTTGTGCAATGGGCACATTTATTCGAAAAAAATTGATGATTTTGTTTGTGTTAATATGAATAAAATGAATGACATTAATTTTGATGAATTGGTTGATATTTGTAATGATGAAGATGTTGAAATTGAATATTGTGAAGATGGCACAGTTATTCGTTTGTTTTACATTGAAGAAATTGGTTGGAAGTTATGCACTAACAAGTGTATTAATGCTTTCAATTCGTATTGGACTAGTAAAAAATCATTTGGAACAATGTTTGAAGAAATGTTTGAAGAAACATTGTATGATATTCTTGATAAAGAATATACATATGTATTTATTATTCGACACAAGGAAAATCGTATTGTTATCAAACACGAAAAAAATGAATTGATTTATGTTATGAAAATTAATAATAAAACACAAAAAGAATTATACGAAAATGATTTTGAAAATGTAAAAGAAATTAAAACAATTGAGAAAATCAACAATATTCCTAATATGACAGATGAACCTTTTGAACTTGTGAAATTTGATGTTTCAAAAGATTTTGATAAAATTCATCGTAATGATAAACGTGGTATTATTGTAAAGAAATACAATAAAGAAACAGAAACATTTTCAAGATTTAAATATGAATTTGAGGAATATACACAATTGTCGAAAATTCGTGGTAATATTCCAGATATTACAAAAAGATATATTCAGTTATACAAAAATCTTGATTTACAAAAAGAATTAACATATGAATATAGTGAGTGGTCAGCATTATTTAATGTTGTTGAACAAAAAATGGATGAATTAGCAAATGATTTATATGTAATTTATGTCGAAACTCATATTTACAGAAAATATATGTTGTCAGATACAAACAAATATTACAAAACTGTCAAAATGATTCATAAGAGATACAAGGAAGGTGAAAAAATTACACACGATGTTGTGAAAAGTGTTTTGGAATATATTCCAACATATATTTTGGAAAAGTTTTTGGATGAACTTTACGAAAATTAATAAAAAAACTAAAAACAAAAATGATAAAAAACTATAAAACAAAAATGATAAAAAACTATAAACAAAAATGATAAAAATTAAATTAAAAAATGTCAATTGGCATTTTTTAATTTATTAATTTATATTAATATAATATAATGGCAGATTTAACAATACCTATAATAGGATTAACAATGTTATCAGGATATTTATTAAAACAGAATGAAAAGGAGAATTTCACAGAACCATCTGGAAATAATATATATGATACAAATAAATTAGAAAAAATAAATGATGAAATGTTGCAAAGGTCAATGTTAAATTATGAATTAGCAAAAAGACCATTAGAAACTGGTATGATACCACCACATTATAATAAATTTTACGAATCAAGAATTGGAAATATACCAATAAAACAAAAAGAATTAAAAGAAATGTCAATGTTTAATACATTTTTTGAAGAAAATAAGAATAAAAAGATAGAAATAGAAACACATAATAATATGGAGCCATTTTTTGGAGGAGTTATGAAACAAAATACAGAAAAACATTTTGGTAAATTTTTAGAGAATTTTACAGGAGTAAATAATTTTCAAAGTGGTAAAAAAGAAGTAGAACCATTTTTTAAACAAGCACCTCAAAATATTCATGGAATGCCAGCATTAACTACATTAATAAATAAAGAACGTATAATTACATCTGAATTACGTCAGGGTGAAAAACCAATAGAAGAAGAACGTGTGTATGCGGAAAAGTCTGGGTCTATATTTGATAAAATACGACCTACATTTAAAGATGTAAATGAATTACGTGCAGGAAATCGATTAAAAGAAACATTTAATGGTGTATTGTTAGCAGGCAAAGGAAAAAACGAAATATCAACTGTTGAAAATATAGGTAATATAGAAAAAAGAACACCAGAAACATTTAGGGAAAGACCTATTGAAACATTATTACCAACAAAAGCTGCAATTTTAAAACAACAACAAGACTCGAATTTTAGTAATTTACAGAAAACAAATCGTCAAGAATACAATTCAACATATGTTAATTATGGTAAAAATACAGTTGAAGGTAGTGTATCCAGAAATTCTAATTTTACAGATAGTAAAAAAGAATCGTTTTCATTATCATATGATAAAAACAAAAGTGGAACTAAAAGAATTTTTGATGGAAAGGAACTTTCAAAATCAATTACAATATTTGATAATGATAGAGGTATGCAAAATAATTTTAAATTAAATGTAAGTGATACATTAAAAGGAACTGTTCCTAAATTAAATACAGCACGTAAAACAACAAAAGAAACTACTTTATATGAAACACACGGAACTCCAAAAGGACAAACTGCAAATACAACTACTATGTATTCAAAAAATTTAATACAACTTCAAAATAAACCTACACAAAAATCTAGTGTAATTGAAAATAAAACAAAGGGGGCACCTATGGTAAAATTAAATATGGGTTATACAAAAACAAATATTCAATTACGTAAAACAACAAAAGACCAATTGATTGAACGCGATCGATTAAACGGCCCCCAAAAATTTGACAATACATTAAATGTTGAACCTAATGTATCATCTAAAATAAATAAATTATTCAGTGAAAAACCAAATGAACGTGCTAAAACTCCACAAAAATCTATTAATTTACCAAATCGTCATATATCACAAATTGGTAATGTTGAAATACGTAAAAAAATCAAAGAAGTAAATGCTTTGGAAAAACGTCCATTAATGTAAGTTTAACTCTTGCATTAATTCTTGGATAACCATTTCAGAATCTTCTTGTGATTTTATTATTTCGGAAAACTCGTTTAATGCATTTGTTTTTTCTTCATCTGAATATACTTTTAATTTTTCATATGCATTTGTTAATTCTTTTTGTGTTTCATTTAATCTTTGTTTTAAATCACGAATTCTGTTTAATACTGAAATAGGATGTTCTGGTTTTTCTTGTGGATTTTTACCTTCTTCTACTGCTTTTTGAACCATTTCATTTTTACGTTTTAACCATTCGTCGTTTGCAACTTGTCTATTGTGTAAATATTCTTTAACTAATGTATTTAATTGTTCATTTTGATATTCAATGTTTTGAACCCTATCAGGTGTTATATCCAATGGAACAAATTTACCAACTTCTACTGTGTAAATATCATATACATCATCTATTTTAATAAGTCGTTGTGCTAATTCTTTTGAACTTTCTAATGAATTAGATACACCTCTTATTTTAATTCCCCATACTTTACATTTTTGTGGCATATGTGGCCCCACTATTGATATTAATGCAAATTTTTGATTATCAATCGGTGGGTCTTCTGTTAAATAATCAATTGTATTACTCATTATTAAACATATTATAAATAATTATAATATTTTTAACGCATTTAAATTGATGGTATAAATATCCATTGTATTGTTTTATCTCTTTCTTTCATTTCATTAACAATCTTTTTAAATATTTCATCTTGTTGTCTTAATTTATCTGGACTTTTTAATAATGGAAAATATTTACTAAATTCTGGTAATTTTAATATTTGAAAAAATTTATGTAATGTATAACTATATGATAAAAAGTTTTTTCTTTCTTTTGGTTTATATTTATTATATGGTTCTTGTATAGCCGAAAACATTTGTTTTAATTTCTCTGTTATTTCAGGTGTTAATTTAAATGCCTGTCTTTTATTTATAATATTTATTATTGAAATAATATTATCATAATATTCATTCCTCTTTAATTTTTTCAAGTATTTCTTTACTTTTTCTTCTGTTAATAAATTTAAATCTTCTATTCTTTCCTTTTTTGCTTCTGTTATTATATCCTCTATTAAATCTTTTGGTATCATTCTTTTTTCTTTTGCTTCAAACCTCTTTAACCAATCTTCAAAATGAGACATTTTTTCATATGTAAATTGTGGTCTATAATCTAAATCTCTTAATTCTTTATATGATAATTCTGAATGTAGTTCTATTGTTTTATGCGCTACACCGCATTTCGGACATACTAATAATCCTTCATTTATAAAAAATTCTTCATTACAATCTTTACAATGTGTCATCTCTCTTTTATTTTCCACTTTGAACGGTGTATATTCAATATTAAATGCTTTACAATATTCCATTGCTATTTTATTCTTTTCTATTTTTATTCTATTTAATTCATCTTCATTTTTTACTGTAATATTTTGTATAATCTCCTTTTCTTTATCTTCTAATTCTACATATTTAAATATATATGGACAAGACTCTGTTAAATATTCTAAATAATCCTTGTTTTTTTCAATGTCCATTTCTTGTTTCTCCAAGTTTTTTAATGTTGTTTCCAACATATCCTTTTTGTATGTATTTCCTTCCATCTTTTTTATATCCCTCTTGTATTCTCTTATCTTCATTCTTATTTTTTTTATTCTTTCACTCTTATCGTTGTAAAATGATATCTTGTTTTCGTGCAAGCTCAAAATAGAAAAATTACTATGTTTATTAGATAATTTTTTCATATTTCTATTTTTTCTCATTATATTTAATACTTTTATATATTTAAATATTTTATTTCTTTTTATAAAAATTAATTTAAATAAATCAAATATTTATAATAAATGAAATCCTTACATTTTTTGATTTTTACTTTATTATCCCTTTTTGGATATTCCTTTTCTTTATCTACTTTAAATATTTTCCATTGTGATTCATCAAATTCATCCGTCCTATGTGATAATCTTTCCTCTTATAATGTTTGTTCATACAACTCTTTTAAACTAAAATTTGATTCTTGTAATATTGAATGTTCTTCATGTGATTCAACAACTGACCGTAATGTAGTTGTTCCTATTACTTCAACAATTACTACCACCGATTACATAACTAAGTGTATTACTCTTACAGAAACAGATACTTTTACTATTACTGATACTATTACTAATACATTAACTGATACTATTACTAATACATTAACTGATACTATTACTAATACATTAACTGATACTATTACTAATACATTAACTGATACTATTACTAATACATTAACTGATACTATTACCGATACATTAACACAAACAGTATTACAAAGTTTTACTTCTACATTAACAAGTAATGTTTTTGTTATTGAAACAGAAACAGTTGTATTAACATCTACTTTTGTAGTTTCTACAACTGATAGGTCTATTACAATTCCTGAACCTACGACTACAGATAGGTCTATTGTTGTTCCTGAACCAACCTGTGTAGATTATTGCCCAGAACCTACAACGACTACTGATAGGTCTATTGTTGTTCCTGAACCAACCTGTGTAGATTATTGCCCAGAACCTACTACAGATAGGTCTATTGTTGTTCCAGAACCAACCTTACCAGTAGATTATGGGTATGGTGATAATGTATCAACCGAATCAACATCAACAACAACAGAATCAACAACAGAATCAACAACATCATCAACAACATCATCAACAACATCATCAACAACATCATCAACAACATCATCAACAACATCATCAACAACATCATCAACAACATCATCAACCACAACAGAATCAACAACAAGTGATATCATTATTGAGACTATTTTTTAAATATATTATGTTATTAAATAATAATAATTTAATAACATGAATTTTTTATATTCAGACAATGACACATATACAAGCACGGAAAACAATACGAGTGATAGTGAGGAAACGGAAATTTTAATAAAGGATACTGAATTTTTTGTAAAGACGAAAAAAGGAATACAGGATACTATGAGAAGTAGAGACGTAAAAAAGGAGATAGAGGATTGTTATGTAATGAAAACGATGAATGAAAAACGAATATTAAAAAAATTAAAATTATACAAGAATTGGATAAAATATATTAATACTGAAACATTTAAATTTAGATTTGGAGGATTATTATATAAAGTGAATTATCCGGATTATATAATGTTGATGAATCCTACAAATAGACAAATATGGATGGTAAAATTAGATAAGAATATATTATTTATTAAAAATATTGTAAAAAATTAGTAATCAGTTTCAGTATCATATTTATTAACAACATATTTGAGTTTATTATTATTTTTATATTTTTCACGATATTTGGCAACTTGTTTAGCTTGTTCAATATTAGTTTTATCGTGTGTAAGATTATAATTGGAGAAATGGAAATGCCAAAAAGCTGAACAACCTACACGAAAATCTGTATGATTTTCAGCTTTATACCAAAAGACTTGGTCTTCGATATTGTTAGAAGAAGTAAAAGTTTTAATAACTAAACAAGAATGTTCTTCAGTGCATCTATCAAGAATATTACAAAACCCATCAAATGTAGGAATACAAGAAGCATATGCTTCATACAACTTTTTACGATTAGTAATAGATGGTTCATTAAAAATAAAAACATAATCCATATTACCACGAAAATCAGTAGGGATGGCTTGAGCATATTGTGTTGTAAGAATAGAAAGAATATTGTAATGACGTCCATTAAAAATAATATTTTTCATATTGTTATCTCGTTTCCAAATATTGGCATTGTGCAACATATCATCCAACACTATAAAAACATTATTTTGAGGAGTTTTACCATTATTACCTATACCTTTTTCACGAGAATTTGAAATTTTCTCAGCTTGTTTAATAAATAATTTATTTATTTTATCAGAATCAAAATCAGAATAAATAAATGTATCTGGAATAAAATTACTAAAAAAAGGAGAAGCTTGTTCAGATGAAGAAAAAACAATACCATAAGGTATATCCTTTTTATTATAAAAAATATCTCTAATTAACCAACTTTTACCACTGTTATGAACAACATTTGTATTATATAAAAGAAATTTATTATTAGCATTAATTGTAATACTGTAAAATTTATACATATTGTGTTGTTTTTTAATATTTAATTTAAAATATGTAATTTTTTGTAGATTATATATGGGTAATTGTATATTTTTAAAATTTATAATACCAATATTATTTTCATAAGTATATTGAATACATAAATTTAAAGAATGAATAAGAAAAACAATTCTTGAAAAATAATAAAAAGGTATTTGTAAAACAAGTTGATTATTTTGAGAATTTGAATGTAAATATAAAGAGTTTAAAAAATCTAAACGGTCATTTGTATTTGTAATAATATATTTTTCAAAATCAGTTATTGAAAAATTTTTATACATTGATATAGAAAAGTGTGAATTCAAAAATTGAAATTTATTAAAATTAAATAAAAAATAATAAGCATAATTAAACGGGTTTAGTTTTTGAATACAAGATTTAAAATCAACTAATTTTCTATAACCATATAAACGTTTTTGAATTTTTTTTGGTAATGCTAAAAAATCATTAACTGAAATATCAATAAAAAGATTTTCATTTAATTTTTCAAAAAAATACATTGCACAAGATTTCGATTTGAATTTCTTTGACATTGATTTTATTAAAGTATTATCAAACCATTTAACTATAAATATATTGTTTTTATAAATCAAACATTTTTCTTTACAATATTTTAAACAAAGTAAATGATACGGATTTACATAATATGAATCATTATATTTATTTGAAATTTTATAACAAACATCATTAAATGTTGTAATATTTTTAATTTTACGCGGTGTAGAATCATCACCCATTAAAATTGTATCATATGTAATATCTTGAATTTTTATAGGATAACCATTAAAAGTTAATAAAAGTGTATTTTTAGTAAAACAACGACGACGACCTATACATAAAATAGTAGAATCAGGAAGAATACTAGTTAAATCAAATTTACGTATATTTAAATTAGTAATGGCAGCATCAATCATTAATTTAAATATATAAAAAAGTTTATTATTTTAAACAATTTCCATTTTTATGTTTAAATTTTTTCGAGTCAATACCTAAAATTATATTTATAGCGAAATTCAAAGAATCACTTAAATCATCTTTTTTTTTAGACTCTTGTAAAAAATTTAAAGATGTTGTTTTATTGTATTTTTCTAAAAACCATTTTGCATATTGTATTGAATACCATTTTCTTTGTGCATATTTACCTTTTAAATTACATTGTAATTCGGGGCCATCATATGTTTTTAATTTTAATGTTGCTCTTACAAAACGTATTATTATATTTTTTTCTTTGAATAATTGAATAAATTTTCCATAAAGTATATGACTTATAAATAACATTTTAGGATTGCATTTTGGTTGTAATTCAATGTATATACTTGATAAATTATCAAATATATCTTTATTTACTAAATATATTTCATCAATCTTGTTTTGAAATTTAACTGCAATTTCTTGTAATAAATATTTATCTATATTTTTTACAACAATTTTATTTTTCACAGTTTGTTTTATTGTTTTTGGAAAATGTATCTTACAAGTATATATCTCTTGATTATCTTTTTCATATTTTAAACTACATTTTTTATTACACTGTTTTCCTGAACTTTTTACATTTTCTTTACAATATTGTTCCACTGTATCAAATACATCATATACATTCCATAGTAATATATCAAATCCTGAATTCATTATACATAATGATAAATTTCTTAAACCAACATCAATACAACACGTAGTTTGCATATAATATTGGTTTAAGAAAATAAATTAAATTTCGTTAATATAACATACAAAGTTAATCCATACATTTAATGTAAATTCATTTTTAAATAAACTTGAATAATTTAAAAATTTGTATTTAACATAATCATATGAACTATGAATAGCACTTTTATTCTCCCTGTAAAAATCTAATTGTTTAATATATTTGTTTTTATTTCCATTAACTGGATTTATTTCTTCAAAATCATCTATACAAATACTTATAAAATAAGAATCTTCATCATTTTTTGAATTGTAATTGTTCATAATCAATTTTGTTAATTGTGTATCTAATAAATTATCTTTGAATCCAATATTGATATTACAAAACAATAATACAAATAAATTATAAATATTTAAAGATGTTAAATTGTTAAACAATATATTTCCATAATTTTCAATTTTCAAGTCAAAAATTATATTTGTTAATGTATCTACTAAATAATTATCAGGTAGTTCAAATGTTTGATTATTAATACATATTGATTCTAAATGATTATCTAAAATATTAGATTCTTCTATATCTGTCTCTTAT